AAGCAGAGCTTCGACTTGGACCCGAAACTTGTAAAGGACTTCCTGGCAAGTTGATATGACACTAGACGATCTCAAGCGGTTCCTTGATCCTATACGACGCAAGCTGATGCTGTTGTTGGGTCGGGCCGTGGTCGCGGCGGTGAACAACTCCGGGACCACTCAGCGCCTTCAGGTTGTGGCGTTGGCTGACGAGGTCATCACGGATGTGGAGCGCTTCCAGGACTACGGCTTTGAGGGCCACCCCTGGCCGGACTCCCAAGCGGCCATTCTGTTTATGCACGGCAACAGGGACGCGGGTATAGTGGTGGCTGTCCATGATAGGCGCTATCGGCCCACAGACCTTGCGCAGGGAGAGGTGGCGGTCTACACGGATGAGGACAAGATCACTCCCTTTCGCGTTCAGCTCAAGCGCAATCGAATCCTGTACGTCAGGGCTCAGGACTTTTCTTTTTACGCGGACGGAACGGTGGTCTTGAATGTCGGCAGCTCTGTGACAGAGACCGTCCCGCAGAAGCAGGTGAATGCGGTTACCTCCTTTAAGGTGGATTCTCCTGTAATCGAGTTGGGTAATTTGGGATCTGCGCTTCAGCAACTCGTGGATGAGCGGTTTCTGGTTTTGTTCAACAGCCATGTTCACTCTGGGGTGCTGGCTGGGGTAGCAAACACCGGAATTCCAACCAGCAGTGCGGCGATAGGGGTGTGTGGCACTAGTAATGTGAAAGGCAACTGATTGTGGAGGGAGGTATCATGAAAAAGTTCCTTTACTTTTTTTCTGTTCTTCTTATCGGCTTCCTTATTTCTGGGTGTGTTGGGGTCGGTGTTAATGGCTCCCTAGAAAAGAGAGTTACAGAGCTTGAGCAGCAGTTCATGCTGTCGCAGGCATCTGGCGTTGGTGGCATGTGGTCTAGTTATCTCTCAGACACGGGGATTTCTGATGCTGATACTTTTCTATTTCTAGACCAAGATGACATCAGCGCAGCAAAGCTAAATCAGATCACCTGGTCTTATCTGAAGGCCCAGGCGATAAAAGATGGCTTTGATTTGGTGTATCGGCCGAATCCATTGTTATCCGACCAGGGGGCTGCGGTTGGTAATCTATCCAGCGTCAAGGACATTGTCGATGCTACGGGTGGAAACAATGTCCTTATTTTATTCACCAACACTAGAGGAGCGGCGCAGACCGTATACACTTTCAGCACGAATCTCATCATGCCAAAGAACGTGCATTTGAAGTTTTTGCCTGGGGCTCTGCTGTCTATCGGTGTTGGGAAGACGACCAAAATCTATTCGCCAGTAAATATCATGGCATCCCCCACTCAGCATATAATTTCAGGAGCAGGAGCGGTTACATTCAGCAGTCCTTCTGGCGATGTCTACCCTCACTGGTTTGGGGCTAAAGGGGATGGAGTTACAATTGACACAGCTGCGATTCAGGCTACGTTCACGGCGGCAGGCACGGCGCAGATTTCCTATGCTGCGAATGGAACGCAATATGTCGGTGGGATGCCGACAGTCAGATTCCCAATGGGACATTACTTGGTATCAGGCACGATCGACCCGGGAACTTATGTGAATATGATTGGGGAACCGCGCGCGATCATCAGGGGTACAGATCCAACGAAAGACCTTCTGGATTTCACCTATGGATATTACGTAACGATCAGAGGGTTCACTTTCATCGGCGGCAAGAGCCAACTTCGATACACGAACACTGATCTTGGCGCAAACATGACCGTCTCAAATTGTGAGTTCACTTGGAACAACTCTACTTATGCCATCCAGTTTTATCCTACGGCTCCTGCGACTCAGTTGAATCATTGGGTGAGATTTGTTGATTGCAAATTCAGTTATCTGACTCTATTGATGGACATTCCCGTAGCCACAATAGTTACGTTAGATCATTGCGTTTATAACGGTCTTGACACCTTGACCTCCACGGCGGGGCAGATACGGAACAAGGGTTCACTGTTCATGGACAAGTTTGACGGTTCCCCCACGGGCGGTGTAGTTCCTGCGGGTGCAAGGTGGGTGGACAACTACCAGACATTCCACGCGATAAACTCCAGGTTCGGCGCCGAGGGAAGCGGAATGCCTATTGTGTACCAATACGAGGTCGCATACCCCAAGGCGGCGTATGTTGGAGGCAGCGATATCAGTCTGACTCACTCTCAATTAAGTTGTGGGAACACCGCTGTTGAAAACACCTTGGTTCGCCTTGTATTAGGGGTGCCCGGGAAGATAGTCATCCGAGATAATCACTTCATCAGTAAGGGGAGCACTGATTTTATCTCCATAGACGGTGCATTCGATGTCGCTGCATATATCGCTGCGCTCAACGTGAATGACCACATATGGATAGATGTTGGGAACAACGAGTCGTATGTCCCGCTGGAATCAGTAGGATTGCCCTCTGCACTGGTGAACACGGACAAAAACAAAGTCAGAGTAAGCCCTAGCTTTAAGCCGTACATCGGCGGATACACGAAGAAAAGCCTACTGCATTTCGACGGAGCGAATGCCTCCACTGTGATTGTGGATGAGCACTATGGATGGTGGACATTGGCAGGTGGGGCAACGCTTCAGACTGCTAGCAAACGGTTTGGGGCAACAAGTTTGGGACTAGACGGGGCAGATGATTATTTGACTAATCCAAATTTGACAACTCTAGGGTCTGCGTTCACTTTGGAAGGGTGGTTCTATACTGGAGATAAGACTCAGCAAAATCAAGCCGTCGTCAAGGCTACGAACGCTGGAGGGTTTGGACTTCTGTTACTGTTCAATCTTGGTGGTGTTGAGAAACTCCATCTGTACGCAAGTTCCAATGGAGTTGCATGGAATCTCGCGAATGGAACAGTTGGTGCGAAGGCTGCTTGGAGCAACAATACGTGGTACAAGTGGGTGGTCGAATTCAATGGAGCGAAGTACGCTGTTTATATTGGAGAAGCAGGAAGCGCAGTGACTGAGGACATCACTGTAACCACCGCTTCAACCATCTGCGCTATAACGTCCCTGAATCTTGGAGGGTTTGGAGCCAATTATCTCAAGGGTGGGATGGATGAGTTCCGCATGCTGATTGGTGATTACAGGTACGGTGGGCTATTCATACCAGAGGCTCAGCCGTTCACTGTGGACTAAGGCTAGAGGATATCATGGGAAAAGTAAAAGACGAAATAGAAGAGTGGTTGCTTGATGAGTCTGGCGAGGTTGTGCTAGATGAAGCTCTGGTTTTTGAGGCTTCTGTGTCAAGCGAAAGAAGAATCCTCACTGACTTAGATGCCAACATCTCTGACTTGATCTTGGTTTGGGATTCCATATTATTAGAAGGGGATTTGCTTTTTCAGAGCAATGACCTTGTTTCAGATCATGGCTTAAAAACGGCGGCTCTTATTAGTCTTTTCACTGATCGCAGGGCCAGGGATGATGATGAGCTTCCAGACTCCACTTCTACAGACAAGAGGGGATGGTGGGGTGATTTGGTCTCTCCAGAAGTGGAGGGAGATGAAATAGGATCTCGTCTTTGGCTCCTCAGTCGTGAGAAGACGACTCCAGAGACTTTGACACGGGCAGAGCAGTACGCGAAGGAGGCACTCCAGTGGATGATTGAAGACGGCGTTGCCGCCTCAATAAAGGTCAAGGCTGAGAGAGTCTCCAGTTACAATGCCACCCGGCTGGATCTGAGCGTGGTGATACGAAAGGTGGACGGTAGCGTGGAGGCAATGAAGTTTGATACTCAATGGCAGAGCATGTATGAATAAAGGAGATGACTGATGAGTTTCAGCAGACCAACCCTGACACAACTCACAGACCGTATATCAGCGGACTTCCAGACACGGATATCTGGGGCCGGCACTTTACTGCGCAGATCTGTGCTGAAGGTTTTGGCCCGCGTGCTTGCGGGCGCTTTTCACCTGATGTACGGTTTTCTTTATTTCATGGCTAAGCAGCTTTTCGCTTCTTCGTCTGATGAGACCTATTTGGATCGAATCGCATCTGAGTACGGTGTTATTCGGGTGGCAGCAGCAAAGGCAATAGGATATGGCGCTGTAACTGGGACAACTGGAATAACGATCCCGGAAGGCACTATTCTTCAAAGCGCGAATTTAGTGCGTTATCTGACCACCAGCGACGTGACTCTTGTTGGGGGAGCGGGAACGCTGACTGTCCAGGCTGAAGAGGCTGGGGTGAACGGCAATGACAATCCTGCGGTAGTCCTGTCTTTTATTAGTCCAATTGCCGGGGTGTCATCCACTTGCACGATTGACGCCAGTGGCATCATTGGCGGTTCAGATGAGGAGAGTGATGAGGACTTGAGAGCGCGTGTGCTTTCCCGTAAGCGGCTTCCTCCCCACGGAGGGGCTGTCCACGACTATGTTACTTGGGCCAAAGAGGTCTCAGGAGTGACGCGGGCGTGGTGCTTTTCGGAATACGCGGGAGTGGGCACCGTGGCGCTGGCATTTGTTAGGGATGGGGACGATCCCATTACTCCAGACGTGGATGCCCGCCAGGATGTTCAAGACTACATAATTGAGCATGTCGACCCTGGGACAGGTTTCACCGTTGGAATCCCGGTGACTGCAGAGCCCGGATTCTCCATCATTCCTCTTACCGCGCTTGATGTTGCCCTGAGCATTGATATATATCCTAACACGGCGGAAGTGCAATTAGCTGTTCAAGAGGGGCTTGTGGACTTGCTTCTGAGAGAGGGAGGCCCCGGCGAAACAATCTACCTGTCAGAGATTCAGCAAGCCATTTCGACTTCACTTGGGGAGGGGCACCATCGTTTGGATAGTCCAGTTGTAGATATTATCGCTTCTCAATCGCAAGTGCATATCCTTGGCTCTATTACGTGGGGCAATTACTGATGGTCAATAGCAGAACAGTAAATGAATATCTGAAGCTCCTCCAATCCCTGTTGCCAAAGGGGAAGGCCTGGACTAGAGACCCGTCCTCCACCATGAGCCAGTTCTTGATGGCGATAGCGGATGAGCTGGTGCGCTTGGAGCTGGAGGCTCTGTCGCTCTTGGAGGAACGAGACACCCGCTATTCAACAGCCCTGCTTCCTGATCATGAGTATGATCTTGGGCTCCCGGACGAATGCAGCTCTTTGGCTAACACGCTGGTGCTGCGCAGGAATCAAGCTCACTCGAAACTGACTGCCCTGGGAGGGGCGCATAAGCAGTACTTCATAGATTTAGCGGCCAACCTCGGCTACACGATAACCATTGAAGAGTACCCAGATGGGGGATTGACTTCCATCTTTCACTGGCAGGTGGTGATAGGGTATGATGATGATATGTACCTGCTGTGGTTCAC